GCCAAGAAGCGTGTGGTCAACAATCTCTTGCCGTTGTTCTTGAGTCAAATCATTCCACGTTTAAGAATCATAATCTAAGTTTTCTGTGTAATAACTTAGCGTAGCACCGGGAATATCACCCCAAGATTTCTCTTCAGTGCTATCGTATTGTGGTTCACGCGCTTCTGAAATAACTAACTCTTCAACAGAGCCACAAGTATAACACTGCTCGTTTTCATCAACCAAATTATCAGGACTCCACTCATTTAGAGTAGAGAACTTGTGACCAACAGTTGTGTCACCTTCTTCCCAACCTTCACTGGTTTCTTGGTAGACATTGATAAGAGCAGCGGGGTCTTCTTCAGTACCCGAAACAGAAACATCACCGTCAATTTCACTGTCAAAAGTACCGCTATCACTCCAATCAGTAACACGGCCATGAGCCATGCCACCAGATGAAGACCACTTAACAAGGTCGCCTTGCCGCCATTCTTTATCAGTTTGCATCTCTTCCGTCTGTGAAAGAGATTTTAAGAATTGGTCATGACTGTCACAAGGCATATACATCGTCTCACCCTCAAACTCATGAGTATGAGAACCAGAACAACCAAGTGACTCAGCCGCTCCCAAAGCACCTTCTTCTGTTGGGAAAAGGTACTTTTTCATATTGACTTGGCCTTCAAAGTCTTGGTACTCTTCAACAACAGAATCATCAGAATCAAAGGCACTCTGTAGTTCCTCAACAGACATTAATTCTTCTGGTTCTCCAAGATTGACTGAATTGCTTGGAGAAGCACCACGAACAACAATTGAGAGATTATCGAATTTACGAACAGATTGGGGGACATATAACCCATCCCGCTCTTCCATATCTTTGCTGTGGATAATGCGGGGCGAAACTTCTAGCCAATTATATCCAATCTTAGTTGCTAACTCATCATCATCAATGACGCCTTTGTAAATAACACCGACACCATCTTTGAATTTTGCTTCCGTAACTTCACCAACAACTTCTCTTGAATTTCTGTTTTCGTGGTCAACTACAATTTCTTTGCCTGCAAGTGTACTTGCAGAACCTTCAAGAACTTCAGGAGTCCAAAGTTTACGTTTACCAGATTTGTGTCCTACGGTAATATCATTACTACCAATAGCGACACCATGAATAGGATGGAGAGAACCATCTACAGAATCATTTGAAACAAAACCATTGCCACCAGAACTATATTTAGCTACACTCATGACATATCACCATTCACTGTATCAGAACCCCCTTGTCTATCTTCTGTCGAAGCGGGGGGTCTGGTTGTGTTTTCACCAGATGGGCCGCCAACATCACCTTGTTGGTCTTCGGGAAGCTGTTGTTCTAATCCAAGCTCATCGGGGTCTTGTCCAATAACAAGCCCGTTGATTTCTTCTTTATCGTATCCCAATTCTTCTGCTTTTTGTTTAATAACAGGAGTCCACTCGTTTTCGATTTCAAGACGTGCTTCATCTTTCTGGTTTTCAAGACGTGCAGATTGAGAACGGGAAACGAATTGGTTTACATCTGAAGTGAAACCGCCAAGCGCGTACTTAGGCATTGGCATTTCACTCATAATGTAATTTAAGTCCCACTGAAGATATTCTTCAATCGGTGGGACTTCACCTTCAACAGTCTCAACAGACAAGTCACCTTGGACTCCCTGCTTCATGCCGGGTTCAAATTGAGACTGTTTATGTTGATTCATGAAGCTTTCAATCTCTCCGGGGTCCCACGGATTTTCTTCTGAACCAAACTTGAACAGTTGGAACGGTGAAGACATTGACTCAATGGCCTTGTCCAAGTCATCAAGTTTGTTTAGAAGGCTATTGAGTCTGTTTTCAACGGCTGCAATACGACTCTCACCAAACACTTCACCTACATCAGTGTCACGGGTTAGCTTAATCACTTCGTCGCGTGTGAAGGGAATATACGCGCCTTGAGACTTATCAGCAATGGGGTCATCCAACTGAACATAAGCAGCCATCTCACCCGTAGATTTCTTATAAAACTCTTGATTATCAAGAAGATTCCTCATTAGACCAGAGGCAGATTCTTTTTGTTCTTCAATATCGTAGTCGGGAGGAAGTAAAACAGTTTGTCCCGGTTTCGTAAAGGCACGAACCGTTTCAGGGCGGATTAGCTTGAATCCATATATTTCTCCTTTATCATTCTTAACTTTTTCAACAAGAGAAGTGCCTTTTACTTCACGTTGCACTTGAGATTTCTTAAGAAGTGCTGAAAAGTCAGCATCAACTTGTCCCGAAACAATACAAGAGTGTGAAAGCCACTCTTCAAGTTCTTCTTTCGCTTCTTCATCATCAGCATCAACGTAGTAACCGGGAGAAATTACTTCAGAGGCAAACGAGCTAATCGGGTCACGGATAATCGGAACTTCTTGATAAATCTCCCAATAACGCCCAAGTTTCTTTTCGTTGGGGAAATGCTTATCAGCATCTCCTTGCCGAGTAGTAGTTGTGTAATTTGAATCCTGAGCATCGGGATGATTGTCTACCGACCGGGCATTAGGATTCTGCACTGCTCGTTCTAACTCTTCAACAACAGACTGCCCTGCGTTCGATAGACTATTTCTGATACCCATGATTAGTTAAAGTTCAAAAGCTCGCTTCTGTGAATTTGGTGTTTCTTCAGTTGAATTATTAAACGAGTAAAATTGGCCTTGGCGTTCGACATACCGATTACCACTTTTAGATGCAACTGCTAATGCAAGAGAATCCGACATATCATCATGTCTATCTCCTTCAGCGAAGATTTTCATGTTTCCTCTATCAGTCATTTCGTATTCAATAGTTCTAAGTTGCTTCTTGAAATCTTCTCTATCAGGAATACTCAAACTTCCATCTTGCATTAGATTCTTTACTTGGTTGTAAATTGATTCTTTACTACGAATCGTAGTTCGGAATCCTTCAACTTGTTTAAATTCTTCTTCAAACCGATGAACAGTACCTTCACCAAGACCGTTTTCTTCAATATATACGTTAATGTAATTTCTATCAGACTTGTTCAATTTGCCACGAATTTCTCGTTCTAACTCAGGAATTTCACATTTACTGATAACCTGTATATCGAACACGTTATCATCAGAGTCAACCGAAGTTAGAACCGCTTTGTCATCTCCTGTAGTAGCAGGGTCAACGCCTAAATAACACGTCCGTCCTGTCCTATCAGGATACTTGACATTTTGTGGTAAACCGTCTTGGCTAAGCCACTCAAGAGAAGCGTTAATATCTCGGTTCTTGAAGAACGCATTTTTCTTATCCGAGAATTGAGCAAGCACTTCTCTCTGAAACTCCATCTCCGTCATGTCCTTACGCCATTCTTCAATCTGACGTGCAGGAATATCGGGATTAAGTTGTGAAGGATACCGCTTGCTCATCCAATATTCTTCTTCGTCATCAAACTTGTTATACAAGTATCCTTCTTTCCCCCAAGCCGTTGACGCAATAACGAATTGACCATCAGTTGTCGCCATCATGGGGGAAATGATAGACGTGAAAATGTGACGGTCTATGAATGCTGCTTCGTCAACGAATGCTGAATTAATCGTCAAACCACGAATCGTTTCTTCAAGCGCGGGGAGTGCCTGAATCCGACTACCGTTTTTGCCCTTGATACGAGATTTGGTTACTTCTTCAAGCCCGTATTGGTCTTCGTTTTCAATCCACTCATCAATTTCTTTTTTCAACTTCCGCATGAAATTGAGAGCCTGCCGTTGAGTTGGAGCGACAAGAAGAATTTCTGTATCAGGCCACATGACAAATTCATGCAGAGCCATCCAACTCATCATCGTGGTCTTCCCAATCTGACGACCACCAACAACAGCTTTTCGGTCTTTGTTAGCGTCAATAAACTCCTTTTGATAATCGTATGGGTCTATCCCCAATAATTTCTTAACAAATAGAGACGGCTTCTTACGCAGCCGCTCTTTCATCTCAGGAGTTATATCTTGCATAACAAAACCTCACAGAACGTTAATTAAACTTCGTAGACTGAATCGAAGTAACCAGTACCGTCTTCGTCTTCTAAATAATGTGGAGGACTAATCTTACTTTTATCAACAGAAGCACGAACGAACAAAGGATTCAATGCAGACATTGAAGGTGAG